AAAAAGTAACAAATCTTCTTCTGCTAGTGATGATGACGATACGTTGTCTTACTTTAGTAAATTAGCTGACGAGGATTAATCTCTCACTACTTGACGGTGGCTAGAAATGGCCACCGTTTAAACTGGTACTGAACTTAAATTTAAAAAAGACTTATCAGGATTACCAGGTTCCATAGACATAACCTGTGTACTATTATTATTATTTACAACATTATTAGGTGCAATTACAGCAGCACTTGAAGATTTAGCAGATTCTTTTTGTGCCACCATATCAGCACTAGATTTAGCAAATTCACCTGGCAATGGCATATCATTCTCTCTTTCTCTTTTTCTTCTTAAAGAGGCCATGTCACCTTGCATTGCATTATCTCTTGTATCTAATCGACTTGCAATTCTAGGACCTGTTATTGATTGTTTTTCTGCTTCATATTCTGGTGATGGGCCTGAAATTTTTTGTGATTGAAAAGTAGGTTGACTTGATGTAGAACTTGCCATGGCAGTTTTGCTTGTATCACCACCAGCGTCCATAGGATCCACACTACCAAATTTACCTTCACCTTTTTCTTTGTCTTTTTCTTCTTTTTTACCAAAACTAAAGAAGTTACTAATTTTTTCAGCTATACCTTTTATTGCACTGTAAAGTTTATATAATCCATATATTACAAGACCTACAATAAGAGCTATTGCTATAAATTTAATAGAACCTAATAATAAACCAAAAGTAAACTTTGCTAATCCCATAGCACCTCGGCCAACAGCGCCTGCAAAATTCATTAATGCTCTTGGTGCATTTTTTAAACCATCCATTAAGTTTTTACCTAATATTTTTATATCTTTACCAAAAGCTTTTACCTGATCAATAGCTGCACCAAAAGTATCTGCAATAAAACCACCCATTTTTTCTCTTGGTTGAATATTTAATTTATCTCTTGCTTCTTCAGCTTTTTTCTCATCTGCTAAAATTTTTTCTCTACGATCTTGCAATATTTTTTGCTCTTTATCATCTATTGTTTTTTGTTCTCTTAATTTATTTTCTTGTTCTAAATACTCTCTTTTATCTCTTATAATTCTATCTTCAAGTTGTTGTAATTCTTTTCTTTCTATTTTTTCTTGTGCTTTTGTCATTACTTCTAATTTCATTGTTTCTTTATTAATGACAGTATTTGTTTTTAATCTTTCTCTTATGTTATCTCTTTCAACGGTTAATTCTCTTAATTTTTCTTCTTTAACTCTTTTATCTTCTTCACGTATTTCTTTTCTTTTTTTTAATTGTTCAGATAACTTATCTATATTTTGACCTAAATCTTTACTAAAATCTTTTAAATCAACACCTAGTTTTTCTTGTAATTTTTCAATTATATCTAATGCTTGATCTTGTTTTTTTTCATCTTCGTCTTTTAATAAATCTGCAATTTTTACTAATTCTTGCTCAATAATAGGTGCCACTGATTTGGTAACTTGCATTGTTACTGATTGAACTCTTTGAGTAACAGACGTAGAAATAGATTTCATGTACTTGGCAATTTGATCTGTTGATAGTGAAGCTGTTTTTTGTTTAGCGTTAATTTCTTTTAATAACGTTACAAAACTTGCACTTTTTTTTAGCTCTTCTTTTTTATCTTCTTCTGCCATATTATCCTATTTGATCGTCTATTTTAATTTTTTGTTTTACTGTTGTTTGTATATTTTGAGCTACAATTTTTTTATCTTCAATTTTTTCTTGTGATCTACCGTAAGAAGTAATGCCTAATACCGCACCCATTGCAATATGAAAGAAACCTGCACCGTATAATGTTATGGGATTCCATTGTGTTAATACTATTTGATTTAAATATATTGTTTGTGCCATATTCCATAACACAGGAAATAATATAAAATCGCATATACATACAGTCAGATACAACCAACCCATAGCAGGCCGCCAATTGGTTCTCCAAGGACTTTCTTTATGTTCGCAACTCATTGACTTTCCCTTCTTCTTCTTTCGTTTTCTTCTTTGATATAATTAACGATTAATGATACGTATATGTCACGCTCCCAAGGTATCATATTTTCAATTTCTGTTAATGAATATTTATGATGTTGCATTAACGCAAAATTAGTTTCAAAGTAGGCCTCTAACGTGTTATGGGCGAGGCCAACTCGAAAAAATCTGTAATACCTGATAAAGTAACCGTACTTACTTTATTTGTCTTAGGATTTGTAACTTCAATCTTTTGTTCTAACCTTGGCATTGTATCAAAAAACTTTCTGATTTTATCAAATGCTTGTGGTGATAAGTTTTCAATAAATTCTTTTAAGTCTTTTTTGGTTGCGTCTTTGGCCGGATATATTTTCTCGCCCTCAAATATATGGTCAATGCAATCAATTAAAACCGTAAACATACTTTCAATATCAATCTTTTGTTTTGTGATATCACCTTTTACAATATCATAATTTTTTAGTGTAGGGTATTTTAAAACAATACCTAAATTTCTTTGTTCATCAATTACAATTTTATTTGTATGATCATCAGTTACGTGAACTTCGACCTTTGTTAAATCTACTTCTGTTTCTGCATAAGTTATGCCGTCATCAGGACATATTGTTTTAAATTTTGCAATTTCAGAAACCGATTTAGCTCTTATTTGTAAAAAAATATACTCTATATCAAAAATAGGTAAATTTTCCACTTTTAACATATCAAATGTACAAGCGTTTACAATATCTTTTAAAGCGGTAACCATTTCTTTATTGTTACCTGATTCTAATGCAATGTATAATACTTTTTCCTCTTTTACTAAAAAAGGTCTAAACTTTATTTTTTTATCTTCTGATGGTAGGGTCAATTCATATGTTGGCACTTCTACCTTTGGTAAAGACATAATATACTCCTTTGTTATAAGTTAATTGGCGGTAAACCTCCGAAAGGCGGAAATACACGGCCACCTGTAATACCACCAATCGGTATTCTTCTTTTCAAGCCTTCGATTACATCAACGCCGGCTCTTCTTAATTCTGGTGGTAATCTATTTAGTAGACCACCTAAAGCTCCAAATTTACTCTTAACGTTTACTGATCTAAAGTTTGCTTCGCCTAATTCAATATTACCTGAACGATCTAGGAAATAATTTACCCAATATCTAAATGCAAATGTAACTGTAAATGTTTGTAATGAATTTGCTTCGTAACTATATTCAACAGGCCCTATTGTTTTAGGATAACACTCAAATAATTTAACAGCATATGTTACATCATCTCTTTCATTACGACTTGCAAATTGACCTAATTGAAATATATTAATATCTGATACGTAATTATCATAAAAATTAAAGTTATGTGAAGTTGTACTAAACACGGCCGATTGCCAAGTTTCAAAGTATGATCTTTCTCTTAAAAATTTATCACAATAAAAAGTGGCATTTATATCTTCTGATTTATAATCAAAGGCAATTTTTCTAGCAGGGCCGTGAGTACGAATTTCTTTTGATTCAATAGAACGATTTGGCATTGTAATTGCTGAACAAAATGCCTGAACTCGGCGACCATTTGCTTTATGTAAAGATGTTAATGTGCCTTGATCTTTAAAAGTAATTGCTTCTTCAAACTGTGCTTGTGAAGGTTCTGATAATGAATTTGTTGTTGTATCTGTACCGCTTCTACCTCTTGGCAAATTAAACTCAACATAAAATCTTGCTTTACGAGCAAAGCCTTCTGCTTCGTTTACATAACCTTGAAAACGGCCAATTGTTGTTTCTGGATTGCCGCCTGCCTTTTGTCTAAAACGTGGATCATTTTCAACATTGTCTAATGAACGATCACGTGGTAAACCTAATCGTATATCAAAACCACCAATACGAACACCGCCTCTTAAAATAGCCATTAGATAGAACTCCTTGAAGCTGCATATACAGAAGCTGCAGAACTTTTTTGAAATTGTTGAACTGGTAAATAACAAGCAATTGCCGCTTGATCATATTCTATTCTTAAAAAACCTGATCTAACGTGTCTAAACAAATACTTTTTAATTGTAGGTCGAACTAATGGATTGTTTCTTACACGTGAATAACTTACATCAAAACGAGTCGTTTTATTGTTTTTGTTATTTGTAGAAAATCTTTGCATTTGTTCTAATAATCTTATTCTTGCTAATGGCGGTAAATAGTGAAAATTTAAACCACTAAAACCACCTTTTATTGTTTCTAATGGCAATACAAGTGGAAAAGTATCATAGTATGGTAATGTTTTTTTATACTTTGGGTCATAAAAAAACAAATTTAATAGACCAATATTTGGCCGACTTGTAAGTCTTCCTTCTCTCATTAATTTACTTGCTGATACACCGCCTAAATTTGATATAGCATTTCTATACCATGAGGCTGATTTTACAGTGTCACCTTGTTTGTTTTTAAGACTATCTAAAATACTTGCCATTTAATATATTTATGTTAAAAAACGACACCTAACTCTTTTTCAGTAAATATTTTAAACTCTAAATCATTATCTTTACAATAGATTTTTGCAGCTTCCCATTTAGCATTGTTTTTAATATATTCTAATTGTTCACGCATATATGATCTATTTTGTTTTTTAGGTTTCTTTGGTGGAAAACATTGTCGATAAGGTTTAACTTCTACCATAAACTTTTTACCTTTTTTTAACTTAAATATAAAATCAGGAAAGTATCTGTGTATTCGATAGTCTATTGGCGAACGATATATAATTGGCAATTCTTCTGAACTCCAGTATTCAATATCTTCATTCTTATCTAAATAAACCATCATACGTCTTTCCAATAAAGAACGATAAACAATTCTTGTTGGATCGCCTACGTATTTTTTGGGGTAAGATGGTCTATATAAACCTTTATAACTGCCTCTCATATCATATAAATATAGTTAACAAAGGTATTTATCGTGTTAGGAAAAGTCGCAAGTATTGTTCAAAAAAATATGGGTAACTTAACTTCAGGTTTAACTGGAGGCGGTATTATGGGTATTGCTGGTGGGCTTGTAGGTAGTTTAATGAGTAAGGCACAAAACTCCGTAGCACAAAATGCGGCCGCAGCAAAAATATTAAACAAATCGCCGTTAGAATTAAATGACATAAGTCCTGTTGCACATATGAAACAAAACCCGTTTGAATACGGTGTGGTGTTTTATCCTGAAGATGTACAAAATTTAGGCACAGGTCATTATATGTTTATTGATTGTATAAGAACTACCACGATTTACACTTCAGCAAAAGACGCATTACAAAACTTTGGTGCATCTATGACAAAAGGCACAAAATTAGCTATTGAACCGGCTGCCGCTAGAAAAAATTTAGCAGGTGCAGGCACAGCAGCTGAAAGACGACAAGTAAAACAAATGTCAGGTATTAATAGTGGTTCTTTTGGTAGTAGGCATAGTGAGGTTTCAGATACGATTGTTTTATATACGCCACCAGGATTAAAAACAACATATAATGTTCAACACGAAGGAACAGAAACAGGTATGTTAGGTGATATATTAGGTGCTAATTTTAAATCTCCTTCAGAAATTGCAATGAGATTAAAAGAAGTGGGTTCAAAA